CTCCGGGTTTTGAGAGCGGTAGTTATAATATTCTATTTGATCCGAGTTCAAGTAGTACGACTTCACACATTATTACTGTAGATTTGTACCCTTTTGTGGTTGAAGCTTTTGGGTTGGTGGACACAGAAGTCGTTGAGGTTTGGAGTGTTGGTGGGCATGGAAGTGGGCAGTGGTTTAACCCACTGTACATTAATGGTAATAAAGCGCAGTTAACTGCTACGGATAACAAACTCTCCATTGATGCATCAGGACGATACGAGTTTCGTTTGACAGCAGGTGGTTTAGGCACAGTGTACGTGGTTGGGCATGATGCGAATGTCGCATCACCTTTTGTTGGTCTTGGTAAATACGTCGTAGGAGTATGAGAAATGGCATTTAAAGGTACTGCATATGTAGGTCAGGCAAAAATGGGCTACGGTGGTTTTCACAAACAATCCACACAGCCTAAGTCAGCTTGGACTAGTGAAGGTAAATCTGTTGGTAGTAATATGGGTAGCGCGGGTGATCCGCCATCTACTAAAGGTTCGATGTTTGGGCAGAAGTGGAAACCGACATGCAAATCTTGTGGTGGTAAGATGTAATGAAGTTTAATGTTGATGAAGTCAAAGCCTTTACGAATGTAGCTCAGAGTCGTAATGGTGAGATTATTTTAGGCGCATTCAAGAAACGTAGGGAACAGTTAATTACCGGTTGGTTAAGTAATAACGACGCCCAGCACGGTGCTCATATGCGCGGAAAAACATCTGAAGTAACTGAGCTAATACAATTCTTAGAATCCCTTAGCCAAAGCAAGGAGTGATGTATGCCGGGTTTGCCTAGTGTAATGCAAGCGAAGAAAGCTGAGTTACAAGCTACTCTTGCCCCGTTGGAGCAAGTAAAACCTACACCGAAAAAGCCGGTGCCGGTTATGGTGGTGCAGAAAAAGGAAGAAGAAAAGAAAGACGATAAACCGTTAGATGAAGCTCAATTCGCTGTTACTGAAGAAGTACCTGTTCAGGTAGAAAAGAAAGATGAAGAAGTTGCAGAAGTAAAACCACCGGTTCAGGTAGAGAAGCAAGACCCGGAAGAGAATACTTGGAAGTGGAAATTTGAGAGTTTACGTGGTAACCATGAAAAGATTGTAGAAGAAAATCGTGGACTTCGTGATAGGCTTGTAGTTTTAGAGGCTAAGTTTGATGGTATTGTTAAACAGCCGGTTCAGCCTCCGAAGGAAGAACCCTCGTTAGAGCTTACGAAGGAAGAACAAGACGAATATGGCCCCGCGTTGCCGGTCTTAGCTAAGTTACTTACAAGACAGCGGCGCGAAATAGAGAATTCTGTAGTTAAACCGCTACAGGAAAAAATCATTTCTTTGGAAAAGAATACTGACGATTCTACTAAGAAATTCCAAGAAAGTGAAGAAGCAAATTTTTTGCAGCAAGTACAGTTGCATGTTAAAGACTTTAATACGATTGTAGAGTCGCCAGAATGGAAAGAATTTGCTAAGAAACCATTGAGTGATTATACAGACGAAACAATTGGCGTTGCCCTTATGGGCGCTCACGCTAAACGCGACCTAAAGAAAGTTGTTAAGATTTTTACCGACTTTACCAAAGTGAAACCTACTACGGTAGCAGATGCGTTTCGAGCACCGACTGTAAGCAATGCTAGTGGTGACTTGCCTGATGGCAAGAAACCGAAATTAGCTTGGTCCAAACGTGAAGAAGCATCCCTTAAATTCCGTAAGAGACAGATAGAACCCGCCGAGTTTAATAAGATCGTTGAGTTGTATCGTCGAGCGCAAGAAGAGGGACGTATTGACTATGACAAATAATTTTTGGAGGTAACGAATATGGCAGTTCCTGCTGCTAGTGGGTATCCGCAGTATTCTGGTAATCTAATTTCTCCAATGTTTAGCATGGAGTTGTTGGAACAGTTCTACTGCTCTACCATTTATAGTGATATTTCGACCACAGAGTATAGTGGTGAATTAGAGAAGTGCGGCGACCAAATTACGTTCTGGCGTGAGCCGGAAGTCCGCATTCGCGATACAGAGAAGAACCAAACCATTGAACACGACACGATTGATAGCGAACCTATCACGATGATTGTGGACAAGGCCAAAGACTTCTCGATTAAGATTTCGCAGATTGATGAAAAACAAATCTGTAATTGGCCGAAGTGGAAGGAATCGTTCTTACGTCGCGCTGCATATCGTCTTGCTCAAACAATTGACCAAGGCTTGCTGTCGCAGATGTATTTCGATACTGACCCGCTTAATAAGGGCGAGACGGCTGGTGCCTTGTCGGGTAATGTGAATCTCGGCGCGGTTGGTAATCCGCTTCCTGTTAATAGCACTAATGTTACGGAGTTATTGAGTCGTTTGCACCAAGTGTTAGATGAACAGTGTGCTCCTAGTGAAAACCGGTTTGTTGTGCTGCCCCCGGCTGCCATTACAGTTCTGCGTAATAGTGACTTGCGCGCTGCATATCTGACTGGGCTTAGCTGGTCGCCGATGGTTAATGGTCGTCTGCCCGACGAAGTTATGGGTTTCACGGTTCTTCAGTCTATCAATGTTCCGCGTGTATTTGATCCTGCTGTTGCTACGGAGTGCTATCAGATTATTGCTGGTGTTAAGATGGCCACTGCGTTTGCTGCACAGATCGAAAAGACGCGTGTTATTGAAGACAAGGACGATTGGGCAACGTATTATCAGGGTCTTGCGGTTTATGGCTATAAGGTCTTGTACCCGAAAGCCCTGGCTGCAATGTATGCCCGGTTTAACTAATAGGAGATAATGACAATGGCTAACACTTATGACCTTTATCTCGGTGGTGGGCGTACTACTAATCCTGATACGCGCATGTTTCCCTCAGCTGCATACGACCCGCTAGCAGTAATTAAGGCGGCAGATCATAAACAGCCGGTGGATTATGCTATTACCAGAACTTTTAACAACGGCCCTAACTCACCGATTGCTGTTAATGGAATGGTGGCTGATGCCGCACTTCGTAATTTCTTGGATTTTCAGGCTTTAAATCTGAGCACGCCAGTTGTTGCGACTGATATTTTGCGTGCAGTAGCGCTGCCTAATGGTTGTTTGTTCCACGGTTTTTATTGGGCAGTAGAGCAACCGCTTGCTGGGTTTACTTTTTCGGTTGGGTTTTCCCGTATCGGCAACGGTAGCTATGTAAGTGGTGCTCATACGGTTCCGAATGGCACTATCGGTACTATTCTGCTTGCAACGCAGAGCGGTGCTGCGGTGGCGTCTGGTTTCGTAGATGCAGGTGGTAATGATATGACGGCGGATACAGCGGCGGCGTTAGAGTCGATTTGGATTGGCGGTACTATTACTGCTGATGATGATAACGGTAACGCTGTTGATCCTCCGGGTGATGCATTGTGTGTTCGTATTGATGCTCTTGCTACTGTCGGTACTGGCGCACAGAACTTTGGTAATCTTCGTTTGCGTATTAGCCCACTTATCACAGAAAATGTACGTGGTATTTGGTAATACAACTATGCCGGGGGTGGAAACGCCCCCGGTTTTCTAGGAGAAAGTTTATGCGTTTAGTTGCTGGTCAAAAATATGTTCGTGGTCCCGCTGGTGAGATTATGCCCTATACTTCGGGCGTTGAGAAGATTAAGGGCTGTGAAGTGTTTGTACAGAAGAGCGATCAAGCTGACAGTTTGCAGCTTCCTGAAAATGAGAATATGCCAAAGTTTCGTGGACGTAGGATGGTAGATATTGTTACTAAAGCGCCTGCTGATTATGCTGAAGTCGAAAAGCCGCAAGTGACGGAGCCAGTAGCGGTTAAACGCACGGTGAAAGCTAAGCCGACTCCGGTGCAAGCACAAAAGTTCGAGCATATGGATATTCGTGAAGAAATGGATTATGACCTTAAGCAAGAAAAAGGTTCTACGGAAGAATTAGTGGAACTTGAGTAATGCCTACTTTAAAAGACCTTTGTGTAGAAGTATCTCGTCAGTTAAATGACCAACGTAAAGATTTAGAGTTTACGCGTTGGACTAGAGATATGCTCATAAATTATGCTAGTGACTCTTTTGTGCAAGTGTCGCTGTATCGTCCTGATGCATTCACAAATGTCCAACACATTACTTTATCCCCCGGCGTGAGGCAGAAATTGCCTGATGGTGTCGTTAGCTTGGCTTCCGTATTAGATAATAATGACCCTAGTAGCCCGTTAGCTGTAATACGTGACGACATTGGTTTAGTTCGTGCATTTGCTAAAAAGACTTGCTCTTACGAAATTGATAAAAACGGTAATGTCATCTACAAACTTACAGCGTATTCTTATGATCCTCGCACGCCGGGGTATTTCTTTGTGTCACCGCCAGTTCCTAATGGTATGAATCCACTTCCAGTAGTTACTATAGCCGCTGTGGCTGATGCACCCACATTAACAAAAGCAGACTGGTTAAAACCGTTACCGATTAACACAAACAAGTATTATAATGCTTTTATTGCGTGGATGATGGCTCGTGCGTATGAGATAGATACTGAATCGGAATACTCATTCCGTAATATGCAAACACAACGTTCTGAGTTTTATAAAATGATGGGGGTTAAATACCAGATGGAGAGCAAGTTTAACTCTGCATGGTATCTCGGGCAGCGTGGGTATGAGAATACAGTTAGGGGTCAAGAATGAATTGCAATGTTCGTGAAACCCCATTGAATAAAATTTTGCCCTATATTTTACCTAGCTGTAGGTCATTGCCTGAAGAGATGGCTATGGATTACGGTCGTCGCGCGTATATTGAAATGTGTATGCGCTCAGGTGGGTTAGTGCGAGTACTTACGTATGATCTACAAGAAGGCGTAATGGATTATCCGCTGGAAACCCCGAATGGGTATAAAATTAACCGCGTTAATTGGGTGTCTATTGAAAAGTGGGGGCGTGTAGAGCCGACGTTCGACCATAATGCGAGACATACGGTTAATAGTGGTAGTGGGCAGAACTTGTATCAAGATTATGCTGGTGGGGCAACAAATGGTAGCTATGGATATGGGCCTAATACGTGGTGGGCGGCATGTGGACCGTATCAGTTTCATATGGATGGCTACGAGTGTTTAGTGCTGCACAAAGCTCCTATTAATGATTGTTGTAACGGTATTTGTATTGAAGTATCACTTTTACCTACGCAAGAAGTGTGCTCATTTGATGCAGACTTTTTTGAGCGGTGGGTAGAAGGTATTACATATGGTGCGCTTGCTAAAGCTATGCGTCTCACCAACACAGATTGGTACGATCCGCAAATGAGCGAGATGTACACTAGAAAGTTTGGTATAGAGATTCAACGAGCGCGGCATAAGTTTGATCTTAATTGTTCTCGTGGGCCAATGCGGATGCAAGCTCGGAGATTTGTATGAGTTGTGGTACTGAAACCGTTGGCTGTGGGGTACTAAATGTTACTCCGCAAACAGCTAAGATTTTTCTAGCAGTCGCGTCCAGAGGATGCGGCTGCGTAAATATGTGTTTGTGTTCTAATGGGTTTAATGCTACAAATACGGCTATTTATATTCGTCGTGATGGACCTAGGTTCGCACCTGCGTTTGGTTGCTGCGGTAACCCGGCACATAGAGTGCAGGACTGCCCCATTTTGCCGGGAGATTTGTCGTTTCCGTTCCCTACATACATTGTGCCAT